GTATATTAGCCGTAATTGGGGTTGTTTCAGTATATCTAAAACCCTTTCGAGAGTCTTTTAATAACATTGAGGCTAAAGTAGAAAATTTAGATAGGAAATTTAATAATTTAGATAAGAAAATAGCCTTGCAAAGTTTGAGACTCTCTAATATTGAAAAAGAAATAACTAAATTCAATTCAAAATGAGGCCAAAAAAAAGAGAGGACTTTGATGAGTCTAAAGCAAAATTGAAATTGCTTAGACTCAAAGAAGAAAAATTACTCCGTCTTTCTAGAAAAAATCCAGCTATATTTTCTCAGTACGCCTTCGAAGAAAAGAATGCACCTTTTCATAACGACATTCAGGAAAAAATTTCTGAACATAAAGATATCCTTATTGAGGCCCCTAGAGGATTTGGGAAAACTTCACAAGTAATCCGAAGAATTATTTGGGAACTGGGACGAAATCCTAATTTAAGAATTAAATATATTTCTCAAAACGATGACAAAAGCTCCGAGAAAGTTTCGGAGATGATTTCTCATTTACTTTTTAATGAGAAAATAAAAAAGGTTTTTCCGCATCTAAAATTTGACAGGGAACCTTCAAAACATAAATTTTATTTAGAAAGAGAAAAAATTTCTAAGGATGCCTCGGTTGAGGCGCAAGGCATTTTAAGTTCTGCCGTCGGAGGGCGAGCCGATATTTTGGTTTTTGATGATGTTTGCGATCTCAGGAATTCCGTGACCCAGCCCTCTATGCGAGAATCAGTCATCACTGCCTTTCAAGAAGTATGGACTCCTATATTGGAGCCCTGGGGACGAAGAGTATATATTTGTACGCCCTGGCATCTTTTAGATCTTACTGCATTTTTGAAAAAACAAGGTGTCTTTGAGGTTGTGAGATATCCTTGTGGTGGGCCACCCAATTTTCATTCTATTTGGCCAGAGAGAATGAGTTCGAAACAACTAGAACAAAGATACCTCGAATCGCCTAGAGCGTATGCAAGGGCATATCAACTTAAACCGATGTCAGAGGAGGAAACTCCATTCAGTGAAGAATCGCTTCAGAACTCTTTGAGGGCACAGGAATTTCCTGGGGTTATTCATGCAAGATGCCTTGGGATAGATCCCGGATCTTCTAAGAGGGGAAAAAACTTTACTTGTCTATTTCTGATGGGGCTAGGCGAATGGAAAGGAGAAGATTATTTCGTATTTGAAAAAGTTGAAAAGTTTAGAACTACTTCGCCCCAGGTGAAATCTAGAATTTTGAGGCTGGTTAAAGAAAGATCGCCTCAAATGATCATAATAGAATCTAATGCCTATCAAAGAAGTTTGGTTGAAATTCTTCAGGAAGAAAGACTCTCAGCCGAGGTTCTCGGTTTAGATACAACACCTAAAGCTCTTAACGACCCAACCCTCGGAATGGCTGCGATGGGCGAAGACATTGCCTTGGGAAAATTCTGGGTTCCGATTAAGGATCATTTTGCGAATTGCAATTGCTCATTTTGTCTTTGGAGAAAGGATTATTTGGAATATCCAATTGGAACCTGTGACGTTCTTATGGCCTCCTGGCTGGCTTGGAGAGGAATCAAGAAATATGGAAAACAACCTAGAATAATTTTACTTTAAAGAGAGGATGTTTATGAATCTCCTTGAAAAAGTTAAATTTAAAGTTTATAAGAAATTACAAAAATCAATAAGGGGCATTCCTCTTGAGGCTGAGGAGGAAGAATTTAAGAAAAGTAAAGACCCTGCAATGACTGATTACCTTGAACTATATAAAAACTATGTATGGGTCTATTCAAGTGTTTTTGCGATTTCTTCTGCTTGTGCAATGATTCCACTTAAATTTTATAAAAAAGTTAGTAAAAATAAAAAGATACCACTTGATGAAAATTCTGAAGTTGGCGCTTTATTTTTTCGCCCCAATCCCTGGATGTCTTCTTTTGACCTATGGGAATGGACATTTGGATTTCTTGAGTTGACTGGAAACTGCTTTTGGGAAGTGACTTATTCTGAGAAAGGCGGACGAAAAAAGCCAGTTCTTCTTTCGCCGCTTAGGAGCGACAAGATTAAAATCATTCCAGATCCTAAACGAAAGATCCAAGGATATGAATATGAAGTGAACGGAAAGAAGATATTCTTTGAGCCAGACGAGATAATTCATTTTAAATATTTCAATCCCACTTCTGAATATTGGGGCATGACTGCTCTTTCGCCTCTCCAACAGAGCGTAATAATTGATTTATATACCATGCTATATAACAAAAGATTTTTTCAAAAAGGAGCTAAAATGAGTGGGATTTTGGAGACGGACAGATCCCTTACTGATAACACGATTCAAAGACTACGAAAGCAATGGGAAGAAACTTATGCCGGTGCTTCTAAATCTCATAAGACTCTCATATTAGAAGAAGGGCTGAAATACAAACAAATTGAGGCCTCAAAAGGAGATATGGAATTTTCTGAAGGAAGAAAACTTTCAAGACAAGAGGTAATTTCAGGTTTCGGAGTTAATCCGGCTAAGGTTGGAATTTTTGATTTAACGACCTTTGCTTCTGCCTTTGAGATGAAAAGAGCTTTTTATGAAGATACTATTCTGCCTAAATTAAAAAAGGTTCAAGCACACTTGAATGAGTTGGTTTTTCCTAAATTTTTCACCAATGTATTTTGTGAATTTGACATATCGGGCGTAGATGCTCTTAAAGAAAATCTGGATATTAAGACCAGAATTTGGGAACGTGTTCTTAATTGTGGTGTTATGACAATAAATGAAATAAGAGCCCAGGAAGGACTTCCGGCAGTGCCATGGGGTAACGAGCCACACTTCTCAACTCAGAGAAAGCAAAAATACGATGCTAGGACAGGTGGGCCCGACAGGGGATTGCCCGAGAACCCTAGAACTGAGGAAGAATAATGGCCATTTCAGCGGATTCTTTGGTACCGGTTTGGACCAGAGAGAAAAAATGGAAAATCTTTCGCGCCTCTGAGATTGAAGGGTTCAAAATTTTGAGCTTGAAAAAAAATGAAAGTCCCTTCTTGGCCAAACTCCATCGCGAAAAAAATGTTAAAAACATTTTTCCGGATGGTCTCAGAATCTATTACGGAGAACTATTTGATTTTATGGAGGTTACTCCAGATACGCCGATAGTAATATATTTAGACGGTTTAGGCCGGATCAAAGCTTCGAACTTAAAAGTAGGTGATGTAATCCCCACTTTGAATCCCTTTCAATTTGGATTTGATTTTTCAAATTCAATTTTTAAGTTCGAGCGAATAATGAAAATTGAAAAAATTGATTTAATTGAGGCTATTCCTTTTAGATTAAGAGCGCAAAATGGAACTCATTATTTTTTGTGTGATAAAATTTTTATAGGAGATTTCTATCTTGAAAGAACTCTTAAAAATAAAAAATCCCCTCGATTACAAAATTCCATCTGACGAGAGGGTTTTGGCAGACGACTTTCGTATTTGTTTGGCTTGGCTTTCTTCGGTCAAAAAAGGCGAAAAATTTAAATTTACTGAGCGACAAGTAATATCTATTCTCAAAAAAATTATAAATGCGATTCTTACTAAGTCAAAAATTACAATTCACTTACCGGATATTAAAGAAAGAGATTTAGTTTTTTCACTTATTAAGAAAAAGGTCCATAAAGTAATCGAGGTTTCTGATCCTGCACTCATAATTAAAGGAGTTCAAACCGCTTTCCTATCTAAGAAAAAATATAGTGGACTTTACTTTCTAGCAGATGGGAGTTTTTTGCCAAAGGAAAAAATTTACGATGGTAAAGAAGATATTTGGGGTGTGATTAGGGTTGATTCTTCTAAGAAGATAGATCCCAGTAAATTTTTAGAGTACTTTGATGAACATAGAGTTTCCGAGGATGATTATGAAAAAACTTTTTTTGATTCTAAAGTATTGTATCTTAACCGTTTTTCTTTGGTGGCTACGAATAAGGAAATTAGAAAAGCGTATGCGAGAGTTGGAGGATCTGGGGAAAAAATTGGAGAAACAATTAGATTACCTGAGATCCTTGAAAAATTGGAAAGTTTTGTAATTTCAGATCCGTTTATTTTTTTGACTGGTGGTTTAGTAAATAGAGGCGAGACTGCAAATGATATAGATGTTCTTATAAAAGGCAATCTTCCTGACCATGTTTTAAAACCTATTTGGTTCAGAATGTTAAGACAGCTTCCTAAAGAATTATGGCATAGGTTTCAACTTCTTCAGGATGAAGGTTTAGGGCCTTACACTTCCTATGTTCCTATTTATCGTCTAAAAGTTGAACGTATTCGTCCGCCCATTAGAGTTGAGTTGTCGGCGAAAGAAGCTCTCGCTTGGGATATGATAAAGGCCGAGGTTAGAGTTAAAGATCCTAAAGTTAAAAGAGAAGCTGAGCAAAGCAAGAAAGAAGATAAAGTAAAACTTTTCAGGTTTTTCTATCCTCTAAAAACTTCACTCTCAGCAATTCAAGCTTATCGGAAGGGGGAAATTTATCAGATTGATAAAGTGATAGAGTATTTTAAAAAACTTGAAGAAAGACGAGGAAAGAAAGATGAAACTCCATAAAAAAATTTCAAGTAGAGAATTTATAGTTTTCATAGTTGCAACCATTTTGTTAGTTTTAAGTAAATTGGATAGTCAGTCTTGGATTTTAGTAGCCATGGCTTTTATGGGTTTTCGTACATGGCAAAAAATAAAGGGCGTATAAATGGCATTTCAATATTTTAGAGAATTAACTTTTGATTCTACTAAAGCTGGAACTTTCTATCTGAGACTTGAAAATTTTGATTATTCTCATTGTGACCCCGATGGAAAAGACATTAGATTTTTCGATGATTATGGCGAACCAATAGAATATAAAATTGAAAAGTGGGATGCAACTGGGGTCTCAGAATTTATTTTACTTAGAAAAAGAGAGAATTCCAGAGCATTCTTAAAATATGGGAATCAGGAAATAGATACTTTAGCTACCAACCCCTCACTTTCCGCCTTAAATTCGACATGGATTGATGATTTTGAGGGATCAGAATTTGGAACGGCATGGAATAATGATGGAAAGTGGAGTCTTATTGGCGGAGCTGCTCATGTTGGATACGTTAAAAATGCTACCTTGCGATTTGAAGATCCTTTAGACCTTACAATAGGCGGATCGGCTCTTTTTCGTTTTGTAATTTATTGGAAGCCAACTGGGGATCAAAATGGGAATTATTTCTTAGTTGCCACTTTTGGACCGTCCTGGAATCGAGGAGTTAGGAATTCAAATGTCCATAACGATCGGGCTCAAAATGGAACTGGTGATTACGATTGGGGTGATTATTGGTATCAGAGCGGAGTTACCAATACTTCAATAGTTGATTTGCAAAATCAGTATTGTACTTATTATGTAAACGGTTCTAAAAGAGATCCATTTGGAATAGTGGGCGGCACCGAAAATATTTGGCCTCAATTCTTAATGTACAATGCAATAGTAGATATTGATAGAACTGAAATTATTAAATCCGATTGTGATGGCAATATTTCTTTGGGAAAAGAAGAGAATTTATTTCAAGTTGGTGGTACTGGTTTTCAATTGACATTTTCCACCTTTTCACCTTTATCTCAAGCTACCTTTCAAACTGTAATTCACGAGAGCGGCTCGTCTGAAAATATTACTCTTGCTACTTCAGGGACTGAATATGTTTTATCTGGTTCTTTTGTTACAGGTGTAATTGAGCTTCCATCAAAACTAAACAATTTAAGGATTGAGGCTTGGCAAGGTTCTAGTTCTAAGATCGGAACTTTAATTGATGGAACGAAGAAAATATATTTAAAATCTTCTGATGAGCCTCCTTCTTTAAATTATGAGGGAAGTGCTTGGAAGTCTGGTGATTTTCCGTCAGAGATGGCTGATTATTGGGGTAAAGAATTTTTAGGAACCTTTACTGAACACTTTGATGGTTCAGTTTTCAATGAAAATTGGAGTACTACCTCACCCTCTGACTGGTCGATTGGAGATGGTTTTGCAAGAACGCCCGCCTTTGGTGGGACTGGATATTTGTATATGACTTCACACTTGAAATATAAACCAGGAAACGAATTTCAATATTTTGCCTCAATGTATTTTGATAATTATGGGATTCAAGTACTTCAACCCTTTAGAGGGCATGCAATAGGCCAAATTCGAATTCATTACTGGAATAATGATATTGAATATTATTATGGAAATGGTGCTTATGATTATATCAGCGGAACTAAGTGGGCTGATTTAGACACCTATTTCGTGAAAGTTAAATTTAAAAACTCAACTGCTACCGCATATTGGAAATGGGCTAATGATTCTAAGGAAGCTACTTTTATATGGGGATTACAGAATTCCTCGGCCTCTTTTTGTATGGGATTTGGTGGTTACGCTAATCGAGCCGCCTCTGTTTTTGAGTTTGAAATAAAAGGAGACCCTTATAATGTTTGGGAGCTTGTATCGCCAGTTCAAATTCCTGAAGAAAGAAAGAAAAAATATGTTCAACTAAAAATTCCATTTTATGCAGGATAAAAAAATGAACTATACATTAGAATTAGAGGATAAAGTCGATCTAAAGTTAATTAGGGGAGGTGAAACCGAGGGGGATCATTTAATAAAAGAACTTGAAGAAATAGTGTTTAATGAACTTAGGAAATTAAAGGAGAATGAAAATGAAAATTAAAGGTTGGCTTGATATTTACTTAAAGGATGAATTGGGTTACTTAAAAGAAGAACGGCACCTTTACAATGTAATAACTCACGATGGAAATGAGCACGTGGCCGATCAGATGTCCGATCAAGGACAAGCTACTATGGGGTATATGGCCGTTGGAACTGGTACTGAAGCTGCAACCTCAGCAGATACTGCCCTTCAAGCTGAGATTAGCCGCGTACCTTTAACCTCAAAGACTCAGCAACCTAGTCCAAATGAAAACCAGGTTAAATATGTTGCAGATTGGGGTGCTGGTACGGCAACTGGTGCTATCACCGAAGCTGGTATTTTTAACGCTGACTCGGGCGGGGTTATGATGTGTCGTCAAGTATTTGCCGAGATTAATAAAGGTACGGCTGACACCCTTACAATTAACTGGACCCTAACTTTTGGCTCATAATTAAAAGATGGCAAATTATAGCCCGAAATTAAGAGGGATAGATCTTCTATCCTTATCTAAAGATTTCTATGAAGTTCTAAGCCTCTCTGACCAAATTGAGCCCTTGAGGGGAAAACATGGAACTTTTGGGGATTCTGTTTCCCTATCCGAATTCAGGCAAAGCAAGATCCTCAAAAACCCTTCTGAAGTAATGAATATCTCAGAAGATTTCTCTTGCTATGTTCCTAATTTTACACCTATCTTAAGGGCTATTGATCTTTTAGGTCTATCCCTCTCGTTTTCCGAAATACTATCTCTTAGCGATGAAATTTTGCCGTTAAGAGGAAAACACGGTTTCTTGGATGATAGCTTTCAGCTTGTTGACAAAATCTCGAAATTTGAAATCGGGAAAGGAGTTTCAAGTCTGATTTCGATTTTAGAGGAATTTTCTATTCCCAATTTTAGCCCAGTATTATTTGCTCTAGATCTTTTACTGAAACCGCTTCAAGAAGGTAGTGACACTTTGCTTATTTCCGAGCATTTCAGTATAAAAACTTCTGCTCCTATTTCTCTTTATGACTTGGTGGAAACCTCTGAATTGTTTTCAAAATTGTCTGAATTTAGACGAACCTTTCCCGAATCTCAGGCTATCGGCGAATCCATCCTTAGGGCCGTTTCTAAATATTCTAAAGATTTACTTTCGCTCGAGGATCTTTTTGAATATGAATTGGGAAGGGCGACTTTGCTTTACGATATTTTATTAATGAGTGAAATTTTTAATTGGCAAACTTCTGGGGCGGTGGGGCTACATGATTTCTTAAAGTTGAAGGAATACTTTCAAAAACAAATTGCCTTTCCCTTAAGTGGCGCTCTGACTTTTTCAGATTATTTTCAAATGAAACCTCAGCTTAAAGAATTTGAGTCTATTCCTATTTCAGAGACCGATTACAATTTTGTAATTGGCAAGGGTTTCTATTCTGCTATTCCAGTTTGGGAGTCTAGATTTTATTTCAAATTACCAGTTTTTCGACCAAGAGATTTTCTATTAATTGGTGAATTTCCATCTAAAATAATTTCTAGATCAACCGATGAAATCCAAAGTTTTCTTGATGAACTTCAATTACAATTTTGTAAGAACAAAGAAGATTTTCTTGATTTTTCAGAATTTAGAAATTCTGATCTTGGTAAATTTATTCAGGATAGTCTAGATAAGATTTTTGATAAAATTTCTTTTTCTGGAAATATAAATTTGGTTCTAAGGGAAACACTTTCATTATATTCGGACTTATTGGCTAGTTTTCAAAAAGAAGCCATTGATAGTGTTTTCAGTTCAGAGCAAATTTCTACCGCTATTTCAAAATTCTTTTTGGAGATTTTTCAGGTTTATACAAGTCAATTTACCAAAATATTTGGTAAGGAAGGTTCGCTTCAATATACCTTGGAATTTTTTACCGATTTCTTCTCAAATGAAAATCTTGAATATACTTTAGCAAAGCTTTGGGAAGAATTTCTTTCTGATACGCTCAGCTTTTTTGAAAGGCCTAGTCTTCATAATGGGAAATTTCTTGTTGAGAGCCCGATTGATTTCTCTGAAAAACTTTCCATTAAAGCGCCTCGCTGGAACTTATATGATGAGGAAATTATTTCTGAAATTTTTAAGATAACAAGAGGTGTGATCCGAAGCTTTTTTGAAAGCCTTGAAATGGCGGAGGATTCTAGCCTTAAATTTAACTCTGAAAAATTTGAATCGCTTTTATTGGAGCAAAAAGAGTTTTTCTTTCAAGTTGTAAAAAATCATTTTGAGCAGCAAGGCTTATCTGACTTATTTAGCTCCAGGAGCCAACTATTCAAATTTGACCAGCTTGAAACTCAGGGCTGGGTCAATAAATTGGTTGGAAAAAATTTCTTTGAAGACCTTTTAATAAAATTTGAGAGTCAAGAAAAATTTTTTAAGAAAAATATAGAGACAAATCTTCTCTTGAAGGAGCTGCTCCAAAAAATAGTAGGCATTTCCAAATATGATAACATTCATTTGTCAGAGCAGCCTTCAATTCAAGTATTAAAAAAGATTCAAGATTTTCAAATTCTATCAGCATATTTTTCAATTTCAGTTTTAAAAACAATTTCTGAAATAGTTACAATTAGTTCTAAATTTCAGAGCGATCTATATAGAAAGATTGTGAGATTAGTAACTCTTTATGTCCAAAGGGCGGATTTTGTAGCCCTGGAACAATTACGTAAATCCATAATTGAGTTAGATTTGTGAGGTTTCGCTTTGGACCCCTTCTTCAATTTAAATTTTGGCACGAAAGATTCTTTGAGGACTTTGAGAGGGGATGGAAAATCTCAGGAAGTTTTTCTACCTTATTCCTTGAAAGCTTCGAAAACGGATGGAATATTGAGGGAAGTTTCTCCACCTTATTTTTTGAAGACTTTGAAAGTGGTTGGGAAGGTTCTGGAAGTTTTTATGAAATATTTTCAGAGGATTTTGAAAGTGGTTGGTCCATTGAAGGCAGTTTCAATACCTTATTTTTTGAAAGTTTTGAAAATGGATGGACTATCTCAGACAGTTTCAATGTCTTATTTATAGAAGATTTTGAAAGTGGATGGTAAATAATGTGAGGTTTATGTGGCAGCTACCGATTGGGAAATAACTGGAAAGTATGATGTAGTTCTAGTTGAAGGTTCGCATAGATTCCGAGGATGGGGGAATACGGACTCAAAATGGAAAGGGCGAGACGACTTAGAGGACTGCCGAGTTCAATTAAGTATGTTTTATAATAGCCAGAGCCAAGGCGGACCCTTTCTCCGTTTTGACAACGATTTTAAAAGAGGATACTACTTACAGACTAGACAACAAAGTTCTGAGAAAGCTTATATCTGGGTCTATCGCTATGAGAATTACATTGGAACCTGCATTTATTATATGCTAGATGATCATTTTACACCTTCGCCTTATACAATTCGTTTTTCAGCCTGTGGTTCTCTTTTTAATATAGATGTTCTTGAAAGTGGTACCTGGATCACTATTGCCAATTTCATGGATGAAAATCCCATTGCCTCGGGATGCGTAGGATTTAGATGCCGACACTCAAGCGATAGTTATAGAATTGGTTTTGATGATATTAAGATAGAGGAAAAGGTGTAATGAGAAAAGTTTTCTGTCCCTATCATAATCAAGAAATTTATATCATAGAAGAGAGTGAAATTTTACTTTTAGGTTCGATTTCAGCTTCTAATTGTGTTATGCTAAAAACCTCTGATGATTTTTTAATTCCATTTAGATTTACCGAAGGCTACTGTGATCTTTCTTGTCCAAAAGTAATAGAACTTCAAGGAACTTTTTCAAATGATAGCTGAAGTAAGAGAAGGAATAAATTATATCAATGTATCAATTGGAATTACAAATTCAAATGGCGAGCCGGTCGAGCCAGATTCGGCCTGGGCATATTTTTTTAAATTGGATCAAAATTCTGGAACTTTATTTCCAGACCCAGCATTAGGAAATAATGGAACCTTTACGCTAGAAAAACAGTTTAATATAAAAGGGTTCTTTGGAACCTCAATTTACGTTGGAACTTTACCATCGGCTCAATATACGCTTCTTTTTCGGGCGCTTTATAATGGCATGGAGACTATAAGTGTTGAAACATTATTTTTAGATCAATCAAAAAAGAAAATTTTCGAGATTTCTGATTCTCTAGACGTTCTTGGTTCTATGACAAAAAGAGTTCTAGGGTTGACGCAAGAAAATTTTAAAATTTATGACCAACAATATGATAATAATTATCTTACTTCATGTAAAATAAGAATATATGAAAACAAGGACGATCTTGAATTGGATCAAAATGAAATTGCCGAGTATCACATGTCGGCAACTTATGATAATGGAAACTGTATTCACTATCAAGTAACGAGGGTTTAATGAAAGCCATTTCAATAGTTACAAAAGGAATTTTAAGAAAAGGACGAGGCTTACCATTGGTCTCAAAGGGATTTTTATCTAGAATTTATCATATCCCACCCTCAATATTGAGTCTCATCCCATTATATATAACCAAGAAAATAGTAGAAATTTTTATAGCGGGTATTGAAAATGACTATTCTTAAATATAAAAGACACGATACCTTACCAGCGCTTAGAGCTGTTATAAAATATTCAGATACAGGTGAAGTTGTTAATTTTGGAACTCATGCTACGGTTTTCTTTCATTTAAGAGAGAATCAAACTAATTCCCTTTATCTAGCTTCAATGGCTACCATTTTAGATTCGAATGGAACCGTTGAATATAATTGGAATTCAGGCGATCTTAGAAAGTCTGGAATTTATTGGGGGGAATTTGAAATTGAGATGTCTGGCGGCATACTTACCGCACCAACAGAAAACTCTTTAAAGATAGTAGTTTTCGATGATTTTGATAATGCTTAAAAAAAAGGAGGAAAAAATGAGTGAGAAAACCTGTTGGGATTGTATCCATTTTCAAAGTGCTGGTTTAAAATGGCTTAATGATTTTGCCTGTTTAAAGTTTCCAAACAAAATTTTTAAAAATAACGATTTCAAACCCTGTGAACACTTTCAAGAAAGAATTAGAAAAAGAAAAAATAGTCAAGGAGCCTTAAAATGAAGTTTTATGCACAGAAAAAGTACGATGGAATAGCCTCTTCTATTCATTATGATGGTAAGGATAAGGTTTTAATTTTTTCTGATGACGGCTCCGATATTACCTCAAGGCTTCCCTGTATAGTCAAGGAAGTTAAGGAGATCCTTAAATCTCACTCTGCAATTTTATTGGCCGAGATTGAAAAGTGGAAGGGCAATGAACATCTTGGACGCGAATTCATGTCAGGTTATTTGCATGAAAAGAGCCCGCCTGAATGCGAAGGTTTAGTGGCTAATGTTTTTGATATAGTTTATTGGGACGGAAAGGATATTCACAATTTACCCTTTGAAGAAAGATTACTTTATCTCAAGAAAATCCCTTTCAAAGAATCGACTATTGGTGTACCCAGAAAAGATGTTTATCTCAATTTGTCTCCGACCTATTTTGTAGATTCTGAAGAAAAAGCTAAAACTGTATTGAATAAACTAGCTAACGCCCCAGCCTCCGAGGGCGCTATGCTGAAACTTCCAGATTTTAAATACTCATTAAGTGGGAGCACGACAGGATTAATTAAATACAAAAAATATGCCGAGATTCATGCAATTGTCTGGGCTAAACAGAGAACGAAAGATGGAAAGGCTTACAATTACTACTTTGCAATTAAATTTGATCCAAATGATAATGTTGAACCAAATAGCGTAGTTGAAGTCAAGGGCAAAGAATATCTTAAGGCTGGGCGGACTTATAATACTAAAACAAAATGTGATATTGGCGATAAAATTACAGTAAGATTTCATTCTTTGAATTTATATAAAAATTATAAGACCGGAAAAATAAGAGTACATTTATATGAGCCTATATTTTATGAGAAGCTAGATGAAGATGCTTCCATTGATTCGGTCAAAACCGTTCTTAGCATAGGAAAAGAATCCGGCCTTTTGAATGAGAAGCTGATCAAAAATCCTCAATTTTTGAGAATCGAACCCGGCACGGCTATCTTAACTCATTCAGTTGTATTGCCTGTCAATATATCCCATTGTAAAATCCTAACTTCGAATCCATTTTTCCAGAAAGTTTTAGAAAATGAAAACGACTTCAAAGGTTTTTCATCTTTTCTAAAAGCTGAACTTCCTCCTGATTTCAAGGGTTTGAATAAAGTGGGTTTTATCCATCCTAGTTTCTTATATGCAATTCAAACAGAACAGATTTCTTATGATGAGGCTCGAAATTTAATTACAAAACTTCTCTTTGTCGCTGAGGAAATTGAAGGTCCAACTGAAAAACTCAAAAGCTTAGGAATTTTCAAAGCAGCTAATATATATTTAGTTTATCCTGATGAATCCAAGAATTACAAATATGTAATTCAAGCCCACTTCAGAGGAAAGTCGGTTCATTGGGACTTGAGGATGGAAAGTTCCGATAAAGATCATTTAATAGGTTGGACTATTGATGTTCAAATGCCGGGTGTTCTTAAAAAGCCGGTTCTTACCATGGAAGATGCCAGAGAAGCCTTGAAAAATTCCAAACTATGGAAAATAAATCCCCTAAGCGGCGAATGGGCTAAGAGAAAAAGAGGTTCCAAATATGTAAATGTATCAGTTCTTTGTGAAACTAAAGCTAAAGAACCCCTGCCCTGGATGGATTTCGAGGGGGTTACAAGAGCCGGCGGAAGAGAGGGCGAGCCAGGCTCTACTAAACAATACCCTGGAGTATTTATAATCATAGATAGGGGCGAGGTTGAGTATCTTGCGCAAAAAACCTATGTCCATGAATACTTCTTTCACGGCAAGATTCTCAAGGGAAGATATGTAATGAGACAACTTGAAAATATTTGGAGAGAAGAAAACAAAAATCTTGATTTTTTTGAGAAAAATGCTATATTATCAGTAGAAGATCAACTATTTGAAAAAAAGATTGAAGCACCAATAGAACCGCCAGTTGGACAGAGCCCAAAGGGTAAGGCTGCTTGGTTTTTTATAAGACCTAAGGATCAGACTCCTTATGTTCTTTCAAATAGGGCTGTCAAAAAAGAATGGTTGCCACCTAAAGGGATTTCGGCAATTCAGAGAGAACTAAGAAAGAAGGTTCCAAAAGAACTTCAGTATTGGAAGGTTGCCGACAGAAAAAAGGCTTTGGAACTTCGGAAGGAACTCAGAAAAAAATTTCTTGATTTGAAACTTATTAAATCCTTACCAACTGGAAAGTTTGTTTTACAATATCAATACTGGAGAGGTCCTATCATAATCAGAGAGGGTCCGTCCAGAGAACAATGGAATCTTCTGTTGGATTTTGGTGGTAAATTACTTAAATTTGTTTTAAATGATAATATTTTAGAAGTTAATAAAACGGCGGGCTATGAGGATAAAGTTAAGGCTGAGGATTTTTCAGCTGAGGGTGAAATTAAGCCTAAAACTCGCCTGAATCCGACAAAGGAAACACCTTGTTGGATTGAAAAGTTAGATTCTGGTTCATTCAAAGTATTTGATAAAAAACCCTCCTTTATCAAAGTTGAGTTTAAGGGTAAGAAGTTAGGAGGGCTTTGGGCTTTTTCTAAAAAAGAAAATGTTTGGGAAATAGAAAGATCAAAACTTCCAGGAGAATAAAATGGAAAAAGAAAAACCAAAATTCAATTTTCCTCTTCTAATCGAAAAAAGCATGGACGAAGATGGCGATTGGATTGTGGAGGGATTTGCTACCACCTCCGACCTTGACCTTGAATATGAAATAGTTTCTAAGGAGGCATATACAGATGCCGCTAAAGATCTCCTCAAATATTCTACGGTTCTCTTCAACCACGAAGTAGATAGGCCAATAGGCAAAGTTATAGAAGCTGAGCCCAGAGATGAGGGCCTCTTTGTCAAAATTCTGATTTCAAAGAGTGTTCCTGAAATTTGGACTAAAATCAAAGAGGGGATCTTAAATCACTTTTCCATCAGGGCTTGTATCGAAGACTACGAAAAGGAATATAATCAAGATGTTGGACGTGAAGTTCTTATTGCTACTAAGATGAGAATTTTGGAGGTCAGTTTAGTTTCCGTTCCCGCCAATCCTAATGCTAGATCTATTAGATGGTACGTCCAAAAAGCTTTTAAGGAGCTAGAAGAGAAAAACAAAAAAGAGGTAAAGAAAAACGAGAACGAAAAAGAAAAGGAGAAAAAGATGGGTGCAATTGAAATAATTCTAGACTTGCTGAAAGAGTTAAAACAGAAAGTCAAGGATGACTTAAAAGATGAGGTGGAAAAGATCATAACAGAGATGGGTAAGCTTCAGCGAAGAGGGCAGAATTATCCTTATCCCTATCCGTACCCTTATCCATATCCTTATCCAGCCCCGAAAAAAGAAGCAGATCCTAACAACGAACCAGAAATTCAGAAAAATGGTGATCCAGAGCCAAAACCGAACGAAGAAGATATAGAAAAGAAAGTTGAGGCTAAGGTTCAGGAAAAAATCAAAGAATTGGAAGAGGGTTGGAAGGAAAAAGAAAACAAGATCTTAGATGCCCTTTCTTCGCTTAACCAATTAATTCAAGACTTAAATAAAGAATGATGGAGGAATAAGAAATGGATAATATCTTAAAAGTCATAAAAGACATCGAAAACGGAATCCAAAAACTCAGTGAAAGAGAAAAAGAAACAACTAAGATGGCAAAACAATATTTCAACTCTACTCTTCGAAAGGGCGAGTTCTTAATTGATGAAAAAACTAAAAATTTGCCTATCGAGTTCCAGAAGGCAGCCGATTATGCCTACATTGCCTCTATTCTTTTAAATAAAAAGGTCTCTGATTTAAGATTGTGGAATGAGGTCGAAAAAGAATTTTCTGAGATTAAGAAGGCGATGAGTGATACCGCTGGTGTTGGTGGGGACTGGGTTCCTACTGGCTTTTCGACCGATCTGATCAAGAAAGTTCGTTTGGATACGAAGGTTGCCTCTTTGTTTAGGCGAATTGACATGCCTAGAGATCCTTATACTTTGCCAACTGCAACCGGGGATGCTACCGTTTATCTGCAGGGTGAAGCTAAAAATGATTCGCCCTCTAAATATAAGGCCTCTACCCCCACGACCGGGAATCTGCAGTTAAGTGCTAAAAAGCTTGCGGCTCGGGTTGTTTTTTCTGAAGAACTCGATGAAGATTCCTTAATTCCCATTCTGCCTTTTGTAAGGGACAATATCATAACTGCTTTAGCCGAGGCCGTTGAAAATGCAATCGTGAATGGCGATGATTCTGCGTCCCACATGGATTCTGATGTTACCGATTCTGATGATGTTCGTAAGGCGTTTAAGGGGCTGAGAAAACGCGGGATTATGTTGACCAACAGTCAGGTTGATGCCGGGAATTCCAAAATCACAAAAACCCTTTTAGCTCAACAAAGAGCAAAAATGAAAAAGTATGGAATCGATCCTTCCAAATTGGCTTATGTTGTAAGTCCATTAGTTTACAACCAGTTCTTAAGTGAACTCGATAATGTTCAGACTCTTGACAAATATGGTCCAAAGGCTATCGTTTTTACCGGTGAGTTAGGAAAATATATGGGTGTTCCCATAATCGTTTCCGACTTTATGAGAGATGACCTGAAGAGCGATGGCACTTACGGTGGAAGTCTAGGTGCTGTTCTTTTAGTCTATCGTCCTGGGTGGTTAATTGGTGATCGACGCAAGATTACCTTCAAGACCAAGGAAGACATTGATACCGGGCAAAATGTGGCTGTTACCACGCAGCGTCTTGATTTCATTTATCTATATACTGGTTCTACTGATTATGTAGTATCCTTAATGAGAAACGTAAAATTGACTTAAAATAAAAGGAGATTAAAATGGCTTTTCAATTTGATCCTTCTGAATTAGATGAACGATTTGGTTGGAATGAAGGTCCAAGTGGCTTCGGCCTCGGGACTGTTATAGATGAGATTGAAAATGGTTTAAGCGGAATCTATTCCGTTGGTGTAGCTGGTGGGACTAAGTATGGTACTATAACTTCTGGGAATATTCTTTCCACAGATGATATAGTGCTAGGAGGGTTAGCGGCCAAGTTAAATGGAGGCACTGCTGTTAACCTTAATGCGGTTTCTGGCTATACCATACATTCTACCGGGACTAAAGGTGTGGTTCATTCCGCCAATGATTATTCCAGTTACGATTCTGTAATTCTTTTTGTCGTTCCTGTTAGCTAAAATAGGTGGGGGAGTTGAACAAGAGAAAATGGTTTTGGCCTCCTTTCCATGAGTATCTTGTTCAACTCCTCTTTTTTGAATGAAAGGAGGCTAAAATGTTACCTATTAGTGCTTGTTTGATTGTTAGAAATGAAGAAAAATATATCAAGCGATGTCTTCAGTCACTACCAGAGGTTAAAGAAATTCTGATAATCGACCAAAACTCAACTGATAATACTTTAGAAGAGATTCGTTCTTTGAAAAAAGATAACATCAAAGTTTTTCAGCGTCCCAATATAGGGAATGCCGATCCGATGCGAAATTTTTTATATTCTCTTGCATCTCAACCTTGGATCTTAGCTCTTGATGCTGACGAGTATCTCAGCAAGAAGACTAAATCAGTAATTCCATATTTAATTGATCTGAAACCCTCTTATGATGTTTTTTGGTTCTTTTTTGAGAACTTAGTAGAGGGGAAGAATATAAGAGAGATTTTAGGCGATGATCCCCACCCCCGCCTTTTTAGAAAAGGTGCTCTGGTTTGGCCTACCACTTTACATACATACCCTGAAATAAAAAGTCCCTTCCAATTTTGGGTTGACCGTCAATATAAGATAATACACGATAGAACTTTAGAAGATATTAGAAGGAGCCATAAAAATAGAAAAAAACTTTTAGATCCAAGAGCAAGACAACAAGAGTTAGTTTTTCTAAAAAAACTTATGGCTTATTTAGGAGTTGAGGACAACTTAGAATGGTTTTAATTTTAATTTTAAAAAGGAGGTATTAAATATGTTTATGGCAAAACCTATTAAATCGGCTCTTATCCAGAGATACGGGGGAATTGGGGATTCGATGATTTGCACTTCATTAGCAAGAATCATCAAAGAAGTTTATAAGTGCAAGGTTGATTTTGCAGTAAGAGATACTCTTGCTCCCTTATTTGAAAATCTTGATTGTTTTGATAAAGTGTTTCCCATTCAAAGGTTTCAACCTGGACATGTTGATACAATAAAAACAAAGTATGGATATGCCGCTCTTTCCAGTTTCAAGAGAAAATATGATCTTGATGCTGATATGAAAAATTCTATCGAAAACAATAAGAGTGGCAATAATTTTCATTTAGGTCCCTGGGCCAATTCAGTTAATTCCAACTATTTCCATTGGTTAGATATGCATCTTAGTTGGGTTAACATAGATTGGACCAAAATTCCAGACGAGTGGAAAAGACCAATTTATAGGGTGAAAGATGAAGAATCAAATTGGGCGGAATCTATTTTGAATGATTTTAAGACGAGAATTGGCGTCCAGATGGTTGCAAGTTCTCTGGCTAGAACTTATTATGCAGCCCATTTTTTACCACCCTTACTAGCAAAAAGATTCTCAGCTATTGTTTTGTTCTGGGATGGAAATCAATGGCTGATTTTTACGAAAGAAGGAAGGATTGGTAATCTAAAATGCACCTTACGACAATCCGCTGCCTTAGTTTCTAAACTGAATCTGTTTATTTCGGCCGATTCTGGCTTTTCTCATATTGCTGAAGCTTTAGGCGTTCCTTCTATTTCGCTTTATTCAACTGTTCCCTCTTGGACTAGGGTTAAATATTATAAATACACAATTCCATTAGAGGTTGATATACCTTGTAGGCCATGTTTCACTCTTCAAAGATATTGTCCGGCCCGGCAAAAACAAGCAATTGATTCGCTTAGCAAAAGAGAAAAAAGAATTCTTTGGGCACAAAAAACCGGAGTTCCAATTCAAGTCGTAGCCCAGGAATTAAATACCACGGTTGAAGGCATTTCAAGAGAGTTTGCATCAATAAAGGAAAGGCTTGAGTCTCAATCTATGATTCAGGCTAAGTGCTTGAATCTAATTTCCATAGATGAGATTTTACTAACGGCTGAAAATATTTTGAAAGGAGAATTCAAGGCCTTTCAAATTAAAAGGCCCATCAATGTTTTCATAGAGGGAACCAAAGAAACCAAAATCAAGAAAATCAAGAAAATCCTTTCTAATGAAAAGGTTGAAATTCGTTTTCTTAATTCGATTGGCGAGGCTGATCCTTCTTATCATCTTTTAATTTTAACAGAAGATGTGATTCCGCCTCAGTTTTTTCTTGAGAGAATGGCGAAAAGGCTTGAAACCTTAAATTGTGACGCCTTGGTTCCACAAATTCGCTTTTGCAAGGTGAATGAGATTGAAAAGGTCTCAGAAGACTTTATGTCACAAATTCAAAATATTCCAATAGAAGAAACCAAAAAGGTGACACTGATTTCAAGCGCGGTTCTCAGGAAGTTAAATCAGCTTTCTAAAAAGAGTATTATTAATCACTTACATTCTATTTTTGAGGCCAAAGATATTTTTATATATGACAAAAAAGGAGGAAAAATATGAAATTCAGTATTATAATTCCAACTTACAACGCTTCTGAATTTCTTGAATTCACATTGCAAGATTTGGTGAATTTCACAAATGGCGATTTCGAAATTCTATTAGGATTTAAGAACGCAACACCAGAAGTCAAGGAGGTAGCCGATAAATTCTCAAGAAAATATCGGTACATCAAGAAAATGAGAACTTCTTCAGATGAGGTTTATCAGAAAATTAATGAGCTAGTTAAGCTATCTTCTAATGAAAAGGTTGTATTTTTAAACGATGACATGGCTTTTTCACCCGATTGGAATGTAGATTTGGTTTCAAGAATCAGGAAAGATACTTTTGTGGTTGCTCAGGTTTTCGATTCAAATTATTTGAACGATGGGATTGAGGCAGGTAATCATCCAAAGGAATTCAACAGAGAATACTTTTATAGTAAAATTAAAGAGTATCAAAGACGAAAAATTAAAACTAGATTCTTTCCTATGCCGCTTGGTTTTATGAAGGCAGATTTTTTAGAGGTTGGAGGTTATCCCAACTCAAACTATTTTCCCTACCCCAATGATCTTGAGTTTTTGAATAAATTGGGAATGCTTAACAAAAAATTTGATTTTGCTGAGAATTCTTTTGTGTATCATTTTATAAGAGGCTCTCAGCGCGAAGATAATTTAGGCTTAACGTATTAAAGGAGGCTAAAATGTATATAGTGATTCCAAGTTATAATGCACCTCACAAATTGGAAGCTCTTTTAAAAGATTTGTCAGCATATAATTTGGATACAATTGTGGTTGAAAACTCAACACCAGAATACCAAGAAAAATGTTTAGAAGTTTGTAAAAAATTTCCCTTTGTGATGCCGCTTTCCTTTCCGGGACCACTAGGTTTTACAGAGGCTGTTAATCATGGCTTAAAATGGGGTGGCGTACAGGATGTCTGGCTCTTGAACCAAGATTGTCGATTAATAGGTGATCCAATTACACCTCTAACTACTTTTATGGCGTCAAATCCCAAAGCTGGAATTATTTCCTCAATTTTATTGGATATGAATTGTCATTCCAAAGTGGTTTTTGGCGGTGGGTTGTCAATTTTAAGGGGGCAGCATAAAACCGGTTTGGTTCAATTCTTCCAAAAGCCAACTAAGGAATCATGGGTCACTTTTGGCTCAGTTTATCTTAGAAGAGAAATGATAAGAGAGGTTGGCTTACTAGACAAGAAGATGAGAATGATTTTCTCAGATTCAGACTATTGTTTAAGAGCTAGATATGCCGGATGGGAAGTCTGGGTTGAGCCTAAAAGCAAGGTCGCCCATCTTGAGGAGGAGGGATTTTCAAGAGCCAGCAATCCCGATAAAAGCAAAGAAAGACTTTGGATATTACAAAGGGATTCATTTTATTTTCATTTGAAATGGGCTAATTCTTTAATTTTTGCTGATTTAGAAAATGAAGTATTGGAGGAATAATGTATTCTTTGATCTCGGAATGGAACCTAATAGTAGAAGATATAGATGATTATTGGGTTGGTTCGCAGGGTTCTATGATGGGCTCTTTCGTGTTTAGGAAAATTAACGAAGAGCTTAGAAGTATAGGATATGAAACACCTATTGGTACTATTGAAGAAACGGGGAGATTCCCTCAGAGCCTATCAGAATGGGAGGCTGCTTGGGCTTGTTATTATCTGATAAGAAGGCGCTTTCTCGGTGAATCTGCTGAGGTTCCAGAATGGCTTAATTCCTTATGGGAAATTGGAAATTTAATTAAACATAAAATTCAAAAAGGACAAATTGTTTTAAAGAGTGACTATTCACCATTTCAAACTGGAATTCAGCCCCCACAAAAAGGATCGGAAAACCAAGGTGAAGCCACTCTTCATAATAATTTCTCGGGATATAATGGTCCTAGCTGTGCTACTGATTATACCAGAACTTATGTAGTTAAAATTGCAACTAAGGGTTCTAATTTTCTGAGTTCCGAATTTGAATGGTCTTGGGATGGCGGTCTGTCCTGGTTTGAGGGTACTTATTGTGCTACTGATTGGGTCTCATTAGGAACTGGCGATAAATTCAGGAATGTTTGGATTCGCTTTGAATATACTTCAACCGAGGTTCAGGTCGAAGAGGGAGATATTTGGTCTTTCATTGTATATCCAGATTATCTAATAGTTCGTGGCGATCAAGACCCTAAAACTAATTGGGTTGCAAGGAAAAGATTTTTTGCATAAGAGGAAAAAATATGGACACCAGCTTATCAACCGTTTTAAAAAAATTAAAAAGTGAAATTCAATCAGTTTGTACCGAGTCTGAAATTATAATTTCGGAATCACCTTCACTTAAGAAATATAAGTTTAAGCGATCCTTAATTCTTCTGGTTCCATTGCGAGAGCCCAGAATTTTGTTAAAGGTAGGTAGGATTCAAACTAAGGTTTTTGAGATTGGGATCAAAATAATAGTCAAGGGACCATCGCCAAAAGAGCGTGTAATAGGTGTTATCAGAGAAGGATTGCTTGATTTAGTTAGACGAATAGTACAAAAAATAAAATTGACCAATTTAGGGGGGCTTTTAGATACTTCACCAGTTTCTCAGGTTGGTGATATTCAGTACATAAAAGAAGATGAGGATAGGATTCTTTCAGCCTCATTCATTTGGACTGGAAAAATCTCAGAGGAAATTAATTTTTAAGAAAGGAGAATAAAAATGGTAGGTTGGGAAGGAAGAATAATCATATTTGAAAACTATAAGGGTTGGGATTCTTCGGATGTTAATCGAGGAATCATTCCCTGGTTGGATTCCGACGGGTTAACTGTCGGACAAGAAGTCAAAGAAAGAGATGACAAGATGGTTGGTGCCCGCCTCTCCGACGCTGTGACTTACTCTGTCGAACAAAGAAAGCCAGGAGGGAATTTTCAGTTTCAACCTAGAATAGATGACTTGCTCTTAATTTTAATGTCTCATTTTCAAGCCGTTTCATTTCAGGGTACAGTCATAGGCTCTGCTGAAGTAGGTACTGGAACTTTTTCGTATTCATATATCGAGAAACAACCATCTTGGACTGGATCGAAATGGGGTACTTTGTTAGGCGGAACTTCTCCAGTTGCATATTCTGTTTATCCCGTTTCTGTTTTAAGACATTATGGTTTTTCGGTCCAAGGGTCAAACTCCTTATTTTTCAGAAATGGGATCGTTGATGTTTTAGAGATTACTCAAGAATATGGTGCTGATTTAGTAGTGAACCCCACCTTCAAATTTCTAGATGTAGATTCGACTCATGTTTCCGAAGCTGGAGTAGAATCTATTGGCTCTCTATTCAAGGTAAGCCAATATACAGACTGGAAAGGCACTCTTTCTTTTACCAGGCGCGGTGAAAGTGTGAATTTGGAAATAAGTAAATTTGCTTTTACTTCGAATTTAGGGCTTTCTGAATTTGGAAAGATTGGAAAGAAAGGTTTTTCCAAATTTCCGTTCCAGAATAAGGTAATTACAGAAGTTTCATTGGATCTTGAGTTTACCGATTCTTATTATCTCAATCAGCTTATCCATTTTGACGGTTCCTGCTCCCTTACAATGCGGTGGCAGAATTCTAATAAGGACTGGATGGAAATTACAATGAATTGTCTCAAGTTAAGACCTTTTGAGCCTCAGCTTCCTGGTGGGCAGGCTGTTTTGAATTACACTTTGCCGTTTCGGGCCTATCCGGATTCTAATGGACTTCAGGCCAAAGTTTCGGTTTGCAAGGTTTTTGGAACTGCTTTTCAGACCCAATATCTAGGAAGTGGCGTTGATCAACAAACTTAATCTAAAAAAAAGAAAAGGAGGTTCTTATGTTAAAGACCTTAGATTTCGAAGTCAAAGAATTCATTCCCTCTAGCGAGAGACATCAACTAAAACCGACTACAATATATGCCAAACCTCTCTCTAAGGGAGAATATGACAGGTACCAAGACTCTATTTCGTCCTCATTCAAGGGTAAAGAAGTAAGAGTTAAGAGGGCTCAGGCGCTGCATAAAATTTATCGGGAGAGAATCGTAAAGATCAAGAATGTTGAGATTGATGGCACAGTTTATGATGAGATCACCGACAAAGATAAGATTCTTTACTTTATGACTCATCTCTCGGATGTTGAAGCTGGCGCCGAGATCGACAATTTCTTGCTTGGAATCTCTAGCCTAAACGAGGATGAGAGAAAAAACTCAGAAGAGGAGTCCGATTAAATTTAACGGTCGATCCTTCTAAGTATGATTGCGAGCTTTGTGAAAAGCGAACAATGAAGAATCGGACTCCTGGGAGACTATGCTTATTAAACCGGGATCTTGAAAAGGAACCCTTAAAGGTAAGGAGTGGAAAGGTCTTGCATTCTTTCTTAGAGCTAGATTCAGAATTGGAGGAACTAGAAGAAAAATATCCAATCGAATTAGCTCTAAGAAAGTTGGGAATTTGCCCCAAGAGCTTTCCACTCGACCACTTTACTTTAAGGGCACTTGAGCTTTATGATTTAACCCATGGCGGACCCAATGGAACCGACTTAATAAATCTTCCTTGTGCGCCTGTTGTGTTAGACAACCCAAATTTATTCTTTGAAATTAGGGAAATTATTACCGTTGAAAAACTTAAAATTTTAAAGGAGAAAGAAGAGGAAAATGCCCGTAAAAGCAAAAATTAGACATACCGTTGATGGGCACGTTATGAACTTTTGGTTAGTACTTCCCAAGCGGTTTAATATACCGATTCAGAGAGAATTAAAAAGAAAAATCGCAGCTCTAATGGTAAGAGCCCTTAAGGGTCTTTCAGGGTTTAATACCGGCTTATTAAAAAATAAGGAACCTAGCGGGAAATCTTTTGCACCCTTATCTGAGACTACTTTAGAAATTCGGAAGAAAAGAGGAATAAGAGCCGGCGCCGATCAGATCCTGAAAGAAACCAGAAAACATATTTACAACCAAATAGACTACAAAATCGAAGAAAGTAAAGTTAGGGCTGGTGTTTTTACAGAGGATAAATGGATCGCGGGCCTGCATGACAAGGGATATACCACCAAAATTTTTGGCAAAAAAACTGTTAAAGTGCCTTCTCGAAAAATATTTGGTTTTTCAAAGACTTTAGAAGAAAAGATTTTAAAAGAACTAAAGGATCATTTCTATGCTTAGAACTGAGATTCAAGTTACCTTTGATGTTCAGCGAGCGAAACAGGCCGAATCTGCCATAGAGGGCGTTTCTAAAAGTATTGAAAAGCATAACTATTTTGTGGATTCCATGCTCCATAGATGGGATTCTGTGGCGAAGGCTTATGTTTCGTTTCAAATCATCAGAGGATTAGGATTACTTTTCAAGGAGGTCGGATATGGCATTATAGAAGCAAACGCCCAGATGGAGTATTTTAGGGAGCAATTAAGTGTTGTGGCAGGTTCGCTTCCCAGGGCGCGAGAGCTTTTAGATTGGCTCACTAAATTTGCGATCGAAACCCCCTTTGTTATAAAGGATGTAATCGACGCTTCTATTCGAATGCAGTCCTTTGGTGTTGCCACTCAGAAATATCTAAAATATGTAGGTGATTGGGCTGCGATGATGAGAACTAGCATATCGGACATGGCCGTTCGGTTTGGAAAGGTTGTTCTGGGTTCGCAACAGACCAATCGCTTGCTTGCCAGAATGGGTATTAGTATGAGTGAATTCAACGCTGCCCTTATGAAAACTGGTGACAGAGCCGAGGCCCTCGCATCGATAATTCGGACCAAATTTCCTGATGCCATGCACAAAATGGTTTTCACCTTTAAGGGGTTGCTCTCTAACCTTGAAGACGTTTTCTTTATTTTAAAATACAAAATTGGACAAGCAGTTTTCACCCTAGTGAGTGAAGATTTTGCAAATCTTCATAAAAGATTAAGAGAAATTGCTACTAGTCGAACTGCGCTTTTAAGAATAGCTGAATCTATTAAAGAAATTTATATTAGGGCTAAAGAGGCTGCCATTAGCTTGGGAAATTTTTTCATTACAACCAAAAAAATAGTAGATTTGGTGACTTTAAGAGGAGGTTTAGGTGCTATATTCTGGGCTTCATTTATGCCCTTATTAATCACAGTCATTGAAAGAAGCCGAATTTTCCTTGCGCTTGAAAAGGCTTGGTTGACTTATTTTGTGGCCTGTAAAGGTTCTTTAGGGCAAATAGTTGGAATTCTAAAGCTAGCCCTGAAAGGTTCTATTGGAATCAAAGATGCTTGGCGAGCAATTTCTCTTGTGACCCTTCCGGTCAGGGGAACTTTAATGGGAATCTT